GGGGTGGACTGCGTTTCTGAAAAAGAGAAAGCCTGAACTAAAAGAGGAGTTCTTTGGTTTATCCCCGTTCCAGAGGGGGGAGAGACCGTCAGCGTTTGCTCCGAAAATTAGGGGGGTGAAATTTTAGGATAAATTATGACTACTGACAATACCACTGGCAAAGTAAGAGGAACCCCCCCCTTAAGTAAGTATCAAAAACTATTCAGGTCTAGGATAAGACCCGATTTGCTTAAAGCACCCACTCCTCCCCCCATAACACAGCCACCACCGCTAGACAAGAGAGCCGACAGAGGGCTGTGGGAAGCGGTAGCTCCACCACCTTCACCATTAGAAGCGGAATTGCCACCTGAAGATGAAGGTTTCCTCGCAAACTTATGGGACTCTTTTCGTCTGGGGGCTACGCAATTAGCGCATAGAACCAAGCAGTATTTTAATACTGCTTTACCAGGGCAGATGTTTGGCGATTTTCAGGCTGACCTCAAGGTTTTTCAGGCAGAGAACCTTCTTCAAGATGGGCGAGTTGATTCTTCTTACTATCAGCAACTTTTGGCAAACGCTGAAAGACTGAGAGAGACAAATAAGGCAACAAGGGATACATTCAAGAAAAAGTATATTGAAGCAGAGGGAAGGAATATCAAATGGCTCAAGGCACACCCTGAATTAGAACCTCCAAAGGTTTTAGAGCAGGGTATCTTTGAGGCTATTAAGAAAGACCCGAAGGTTTTATTAAATCGGGCTGCTTTAGGTTACATCATCGGTGAAAGTGCTGCCTTTTCTATTGCCTTTTTTGGAACTGTTGCAGGCGTTACAGCACTAACCAAAAACCCCTTTGCGGGAGCAGCAACCGCGGTTGGCATAGCAACTCCTGCGGTATCACAGGACTTATACGAGGACTTAATTGCTAGTGGGGCTACTGACGAACAAGCTGCCGAGCTTTCTCCGCCAATCGGAACACTAATATCCTCAATAGAAATAGTGGGAGCTATCCCTCTTTTAGGAGCTATATCAAAACCTTTCCGTAATATTCTTATGCGGAATATGCGGAGAGAAGTCGCTAAGGCGACAATCGCTGGACTAACCCAAAAGGGACTAATAACATTCAGCCAGGTTCAAGTAGCAGAGATATTAGAGGAGATTACGCAAGGAGCTATTCAAGACGCTACCGTTAGAACCTTTGATGAGAATAGGGACTTACTTGAGAACATACCTGAAACAGTCATAAGAACTGCAATAGCAACTCTCCCCTTTGCTGTGATTGGTGCTGGCGGTAGAGTGAGGATGGAGAGAGGCATACCTGTTGAGCCAGTAGCAGTTAAACCCGCAGTTAGACCTTCTGTAACCCCCTCGGTAGCGGTAGTAGCAGGGGCTAGGGCAGAGTTAGTTCCTGAAAAACCAATCAAAGTTGGAGATACTGTTACCGATAAGCAAGGTAGGAAGTGGAAAGTCTTAGATACTAGCGACCCTAGTTTACTGACAGTGGAAAGTGAGGCGGGTATAGAGGGACAGGTGGGACTACCCGAAGTCACTCCCCCAGTTACCCCAGAGGTTAAACCACCCACAAAAGCAACACAAACTTCTATTGGTAGGGTGAATCAAGCAGTAAAGAATATTGAGGAACTAGCTCCGAAAGAGCAGGTTAGGGAATCGCAAATTAGACGAAGACAACTTGTTTCTGCATACGAAAGTCTAGAAATACACGCAAGAAAACTGGGTGTTCCAATACCTAAATTAGGAACATTCTATAATCCAGAGCAATATCTCAATAATGCTCGGCAGATGCAACAAAGTGTGGAAAGGAGTTATGGGGTCACACAACCCACTCCAGAAGCAGTTACCCCAGAGGTTGGGGCTGAAGCAGAGCAGTTATGGAGAAAAAGGGCACCTATTGCAAGGTCATTGGAAAGTTTCCCCGATGAACCCACTAGGCTTGCTAGGATAGGCAAAATTGAGATTGAGTTGGCGAAATTAGGTGAATTACCTATAAGTCAAGCCGAGGCTAATATCACCTTTGCAAGAAAATCTTGGGAGGAGCGATATAGCAAAGCTCCTGAAATGGAGTCAGTTATTACTAGTGCCGAAAAAGCACTAAAAGAGTTCCAAGCCAAACCCCCAGCAGTTGAGGAGATACCCATAGAGACTCCCCCAGCCAAGCCACCTGTTAATATCAAGAAGATTCAGGAACAGGGTCGCACCAACCCTGAGAGTGTCTCGAAAGAAGATGCCAAGTTAGCTCATACCGAACTAGCTGCACCAGACGGGCCGAGAAAACCACCACCTACTACTCCTAAAGCGAAAGCTAGAGAATCCGATGATATATTGCGAGAGTTAGCAGACAAAACTCCACTTGGGGAACGACCTGACCAAGCCCTTCTTCGACTGTATGAAGCTGCTATAAATAGTCTGCAAAGGCGGACAAACAGTATCATCACAAAGGGAGACCAGAAGTTAAAGACTAAAGGCATCGGTGTTGTCAAGCGAGGTCAACTTGTCCCTAAGGAGAAAGATAAGGCAATACTTACCGAACTTTATAATGCCCTTCACAATCCAAGTAAAGTAGTTACTGGCGAAATTGCAGTCCCCGCAGGATACGAAGCTATTTATAAGGAATTACGAGAATTAGCTAACTGGACAACGGCTGCCAGATTGGACTTCGACCCCAATGCCGCAACCCTAGATGACTGGTTCTTTAGAGGGTGGAAGCCACCTGAAGGGATGTTTGAAGTTCAGAAGGGGAAACTGGGTGTAAAACCTAAAGCACTCAGGATGCCCAGAGTAGATGCTACTTTTGAAGAACTGATAGAACTTGGCTTTGAACCGTTATTTTGGAATCCTTATCAGCAATGGGGATACCGTCATAAGTTAGGTGAGGTATATCGGGAGCAGATGGAACTAATTACATACCTCAAAGCTATGGGGAATGAGTTTGTCCGCCCTGACTCCGGGGGTGCTTTACCGGTAGGCTGGAAGATACCAAGAATCGGGCCAGCATTTGAGGGAAAGCCATTTGCTACTACCGTTGATGGTGAACCAACTGTTATGTTTACTCGCAGATGGGTTACGCCGACTAAAATAGCGAATACATTAGAGAATATTTTTGGTAGACGCCCCGATATTGGAAAGTTCTTTATCGGGAAGAAAGAAATTGACCCACTATCTATTATAGATTTCTTGACCTTTGTTCCTAAGCGGGCGAAACTATTGTTCTCACTCTTTCAGCAAGTAGACTTTCTAACTCGTGCTGGTGGTGGAAGCTGGGCGGGAATGGTTGATAACTTAATGGCAGGAAAGCCGATAGCTGCGGTAAAAGCATTGGCAATATACCCTAAAACAGTCGCAGAAATTATACAGGCTAACTTCGTCCCAGGTAAGAGGTTAAGTATAGCAAAACAGTTAGATGATACGACTCCTTTAATTCAAGGACGCCCAGGTGTTCACTTAAAAGGCATCAGCGAAGCGGGCTTGTCCACTATAGATATAACCATATTCGCAAAGGATATGGATAAAATAATGCGGACAGTAGCCGACAATACAGGGATTTGGGGTAAGGCAAAAGGTGTAGCCGACTCTTTCATAGATTTGGAAAGTGCAATGCGGAGGGGATTATTCAGTGGTGTTTATCCCGCAGCAATGATAACTGATATAAAAAACAATCTCGCTATTATGATGGTCAGGGATAATCCTAATGCGACTGATGCTCAGATTAACGCTGTGATAGCGAAGGAAGTCAATAAGAAATACTCTACTATACCGCCTTCACAAAGCGTCTTTCAGAACACCGTTGCGAGAGAGGTATTAAGACGCATCTTCTTCTCAGTAGGTGAGAGTGAAGGACTGTTAAGACAGGCATCGAGTATGTTCCACGGGCAACATAAGAGGTTCTGGACAAGGAATAATCTCGGTGTAGCTCTCTTTGTGCTTGCTGTTGCTAATATTATTCACTTCTTGTCTACTGGAGAACCTTTGCCAAAAGAGAGATATGTTCCTATTTCAAAGAATAGTTGGGGGCCTCTTCCTTTTGGATACAATACTAAATTCGCAGCACCGACTTTGCCTTGGCGTGGTAGGGGTGATGTGGAACTCACCCTTGATTTAATGGGGCAGATGGACACTGCCTTGAGAGTGTTAGACCCGGGTTCATTTATATCAGCAAGAGCAAGTGTTCCGATAAGGGCTACGATAAATCAGGTTAGTGGCACAGACTTCTATGGTGCTCCGATAGATGATGTAGGGCCAGGTGGTGTCGCTTCAAGGTTATCACAGTTAGTGTTCGACCTCTTCAGCCCAATAGGAGTGGGGCAGATTGGGGCTGCAGTATTGAGGGAAGCTATCCCAGGAGAGCTTATCCCCAGAGGTGAGGAGAGAGTGGGAATGATGGGATTGGGGATACAGGCAACGGGACTGAATATCAGGGCAGAGGGAACGAAGGTCCTATTAGACAGACACGCTAGAGAGAGTGGCCTTCCCATATACCCTCTTAAAGCAGATGGGGCAAAGGTTCAAAGCTGGGCAGATTTAGAGCCTCACCAGTGGGGTAAAGTTTTAGACAACTTGAAACTTGTTGAGGAGATGGAATTAAGAAGCATAATAAGTGCGGAAAGGGGATACCCTGGCGCTGCTGGCTTTTTCACCTTGCAGGAGCTAGAGAAGCAGAGAATAGATAGAGGTGAGGGATTAGTCAGGGAGTTCAATGCGGGCGAATATGAAAAAGGTGAGTTCCCCAAAGAGGTTTCTAAATTAAAGGCAGAAATAGCGATAAGGAAATCACAGGTGAATGAGGACTTTCAACTGTTTCAAGATACACAGGAGTTGCCTCAAGACCCCAACAAAAGAGCATTGGTAGAATATTACTCTATTTTTGAAAAAGCGAAACGGGAATCCGGGACCATAGATTGGGATATGGTAGAAATATGGGAATATGGATACAGAATATACTGGACGCCTGAGCAAGAGGCTTATGTTGACAGGAATACAGGATTGACCAAGTGGGGGCCTTTGATGCAGAAATATATTGATGCCCAGAAAGCCTTGAGTGATTCTGGGTATTGGGATATTCAAGAACCAAAGCAAGATAAAAAGCGGAAGCAACTCAGGAGGGCTAATCCTGAGATAGAAGCTATCTTAGTTAAGTGGTATGGGTATGAGCCATTAAGAGGCACTGGGCAGGTTGTACCCCCCATCACACCCCCATCCCGCTATCAGAAGATGTTGAGAGAGAGGATAAAGGTAAAGTAATAGGTAGTGTATCATTCGTGCGAATGGGCAAAGAAAATTTATCCCCAGAATAAAATATGGTTTAGCTCACCAAGCGATGCAACGGCACACGGTTATAGACCTTGTAAAGTTTGCCGTCCACCCTATATCTCATCGGCAAGCAACATTCTGGGTTTGTAAGACCCTATTCTTGTTGCCTGCACCATTATGTATCTTTTCCAATCATCGGGTATGTTGGGGCCTCTCCCCTCTCTTTCTGTCTCCTCCCGATTTTTCTCAATTTGTCTCTCACTCATAGCTAATTGTCCTTGCAGATAGGCTCTACTGTCCTTATTATAAGTTATAGAGAGGTAAGTTGTCAAATAGGAGGAATTACTGGATGTTTACTAACAGACTAAAGGAGTTCCGAGAAAAGGCGGGATTAAGCCAGAGCGAACTCGGTCGCCGGGCGGGCATTGCCGAGTCGAATCTCTCAAAGATAGAAAATGGACTGTGGCAAGCTTGGCCTAAAGCGAGAAGGCGATTAGCCCGTGTGTTGAAGGTGAGAATATCAGAATTATTCCCGGAGGGGTAAATGAGTGCTGATAGTTTGGTAATGAGTATCCCTGAATTTGCTCATGCTTGTTCAATTTCAAGAGGGTTGGCGTATGACTTAGCACGGCGGGACGCACTACCCGTGCCGGTAATCAAATAAGGTAAAATAATACTTTATGCTATAATAGTAGTAATGGCTTGATAAACAAAGCTGTTAAAAAGGGCGGAGACAACTCTCGCTATTGAGGTTGAGGGTCTCCGCCCTCCTTATTTAGCGGGGGTTGTCCCCAAACCAAAAAGGGAGGTTGAAAAGGAATAATGACTACTAAAGACTTAGAGGTGGTAGACCCTGAAGTTGAGGAGGTAGAGCCTACTTCGAAAGTGGAGGAGGCAAAGCCAACTGAACCAGCAGTCAAACCAACTGTAAGGACTTATTCACAAGACGAGTTAGACAAGGCGGTAGGGAAAGGTACTGCTTCCATTCAAACACAGGCAACTATAGCCCGACAGGAAGCGGTGGCGGCAAAGGCTGAACTGGAAGCTCAAAAGGCAGCCCAGACTAAGAGAGAGGACGATATACAGTTCCTTGAGAAAAAACTAGATAGTCTAGCTGATGAGAGATTCTCCGAAGACCCCGAAACTCTCAAAGGATTTAAGAACACGCTGGCAATGGAACTAAGGGAAAGGAAATTAGTAGCAAAGGATGAGGCGTTAAAACTTGTAGAAGCAGAGCAAGAGGGTTTTCGGCAGGCTTATCGGTTAGGTGAAAAGAACTTGGAGATTAAAAAGAAATATGAAGTCCCAGCAGGTGTTCTGGAAGCCTGCACCAATGAGGAGCAGATGGAGACCATCGCTAAAGCCTTTCCTGAAATCGGAGAAACGAAAGTAGAACCCGAGAAAAAGCCGAAGTTTGACTCACTCACTGGAACGGGGAGTGGAGCAACCTATAGCAAAGATACTCCCGATGAGACGCTTAAACAGGCGTTTCGACAAAAAAAGAAATAACTGGAGGATAAATCATGCAAACATTAACACAATATGAGTATCTCGATAGAGATATGATACTGAGGGGTGTTGTGGACTGGCTTGTAAAGGAAAGCCCTTTACTTGGGGCTCTGTCTATGAAGTCAGTGCAAGGCAATTCCTTGAAGTATAATGTCTCTCTAACCTTACCTACGGCAGCTTGGTCGGCAGTGGGAGACCCGATTACTGAAAGCACTGGCACTTTTGAGCAGAGGTCTACTGACATCTACACCTTGATTCAGAATGCTTATACCGATAAGGCTTCGATTGCCCTCAATGCTACTCAAAACCCAGAGGCTATTGACGCTGCTCTAGCTGCTCAGGCAATGGCACATGAGTTTGAGAAGACTCTGATTATCGGTCAGACTTCTGTGGACACGACCACCAAACAGTTCAAGGGACTTCTGCGAACTGTGGCAGAACTGGAGTCAGCCACTACAACTGACCTCGATGCCATCAACAACGACCAAGTAATAGCGGGGACTACTTCGACAGGTGCTTTGACTATGGCTTCGATGGATGAGTTGGTTGACCAGATAAAACCTGGTAAGCCTGACCTGTTACTAATGTCTCGAAGGTCAAGGCGAAAACTCAACGTGCTGTCAAGGGCGAGTGGCAGTAGCGGTCTGGAGCTTAACGATTCCAAACTGTTCGGTAGCAAGATGATGCACTATGACGAAACTCCTATCTATGTATCAGATTGGCTACTGGACAACTATACCGAGGGTTCTTCCAGTGTTCAGGCTATCAGCACCTACGACTTTGACTCTGCTGCGGTGGCTGGCACTAATGAGAACACCATAATCTTCGCTATGCAAATTGGTGAGGATAAGGTTACTGGTCTCCATGCTGGTGAAATGGCACATGAGAGGGGGACACTTGTTGAGGACTACAATGCAATCCTCAACCGATATGTCTGGTATGTGGGGCTGGCGTGTTTCAAGAAATTCAGTTTAGCCTGCATGACTGGAACTAATCCTAGAGACTAACTGCTTAGTCTACGGTGCAGAAGGAAGCAGAATAAAAGCCTTCTGTAAACTGAAAACGGAGGAATAAAATGGCATACAGTGGAGCAAAATATATAAGCAAGGTTATGAATAGAAGTGGCTATGTGGTGGAACTTCCCAATGTGGACGATGTAAAGAACCTCATTGGGACTTATCCCCCTGACCCCTATGCGGAATCTTCAACCCAGCTTTTTCCGCTAGGCACTAGAATAATTCAGGGGGAAAGGGAATGGAGGTATTGTGAGAATGCTAGTATAGCTTTGAACATTGCCGCACCACTTCAGGGGGCAGCACGGGCACACGCAGAACAAGATGACGACATCGTTTGCGGTGCGGCGGCTGCCGCTGGAACTGATGAGGTTTCAGTAACCAGCACAGCCAACCTCGACGCCTCACCAAACAACACAGCGGATACATTCAAAGAGGGGTATCTGATTGTCAACGATGCTGCAGGTGAAGGGCAGATGTATAAAATTAGAACTGCCCCAGCACTTTCGGGGACAGATACGTCTGTCTTCAAACTCTACGATAAGTTGACTATCGCACTAACCACATCGTCTCAGTTGGGTCTAATCCAAAACCCATATAAGAATGTGATAGCAACCGCTGCACCCCTTACTGGTAAGTTTGCTGGAATACCCTTACTGGCAATTACGGCAGACTACTTCTTCTGGAGCCAGACAAAGGGGCCAGCACCAATCGTAGCTAAAGAAGTCATTGCGCTGGGTACTCCAGTAGTCGTTGGAGTGACAGCTGCGAAGGCAAACGAGCACAACCCCAGTAGCACAGGAGAGGTTATAATCGGTGAGTCTCTAACACCTGGTGTAACCGATGGTGAGAGTTGTATCGTTGACCTGTGGTAGACGCAAGAATAGGTGGGGGTCTCTCGACCCCCACCTATGGAGATTGAATGTTAAAGCCAGACCCGGTAGAGCAAGCTATGTCTGATGGGGCAACCACTATTGACCTTGCTAAAGACCGGTCAATAGCCCAAACCATATTAGGGCAACCACTACATCAGTATTTTAGTAAGGCAGTAAAAGAGCCGTTCCTGCGGGCTGTTATCTTCTATTCCAAAAAGTATCCCCATCCTACACGGAAAAATGTAGGTCAATGGGCAATACCATTTATGGATGCACTCGATAAACTGGTGGCTTTTAACAGAGGGACTAGAGAAGACTTCTTTATCGCCGTAAGGAGAATAGTTCTAGGAACAATAGCACACGATGGCTTTTACAGGGAAAGAATATTAGCGATGTTTGAATGGCTAATTGAATCCTTACTCAATGGTAAGATATATCCTAGAGGTGAGGGGACACCCAAATCGAATCATTGGACAGAACCTCAACCTTACGGTGGTAAACACTCCATTATATCTAAAATCCTCATTCACCGAAACGAAATAAACAAAATACTTGGGAGGAGTAGTAATGGCGACACTAATACCGTCTATGACAATCACGGATTTTAAGAAATTAAAGGCATTTCAACTAAAGAGGCTCAAATCTTGTGAGGTCTATTCAGACGGGGAATACCTGTTTACATTCGTCAACGGGATGCTTGAACCATCTGGTTATCTCAGAACTCAGACAGAGTTTAATTCACAAACTGCCAACAGTGTGGGGGGTCAATCTTTAGAGGAAATCTTAGGAGAACCAATATGCCAAGCATAGGAGACCTTTCAAAGATAAAAAGGATAGAGGGTAATAAGGGCTACAATCACCTTATATGGGCTGAAGCAAGGGCATACATTAAACGATTGGAAAAACGAGTTACTTTATTAGAGGCAGAAATTATCCTTTTAAGAACTCAAACGGCCAATAGTGTAGGCGGGGAGAATATAGAAGGGATATTGGAGAAAGACCTTGTCGCCTGAGCCGATGGTAAATGGAAAGAGAGTTGGCCCCCATAAGAATATCCTTAAGTGGAAAACTAAAATTGCTTGGTTGGCTGGTATCATTGATGGGGAGGGGTCAATAATTGTAACAGAGGGGAAAAGAAACGGACGACATTTATGTCGCATACTATTCGTAAATACAGATGTTGGCATTTTGTCTGCTGCTAAACAAATCTTAAGCGACTTAGAAATCTTCTATATTGGTCAGTTAAAACCATCAAGCGGAAACAGAAAAGATTGTTGGACAGTTGAAGTAAATAGACAGATAGAGGTTAGGCGATTAGGTAGATTATTGCTACTCTATCTTCAATCGGGTGCTAAAAGAGAAAAGCTATCGTTGGCATTACGCTTAATAGATGAAACTCAAAAGACAGCAGAGGGCAAGCGGTCTAATTTAAGGCGTCAACTTGGCAAGAAAAGATTAGTTGTGGAGGTGAATTAAAATTCCCATTTTTGAATATGAATGTCCGTCAGGTCATAAATTTGAAGCTATGAAGCTCAATAGGGAGAGTAGTAGACAGCACCGATGTCCAACCTGCAAGAAGATGGGCAAGAGAATGATGTCAACGGTCAATCATACATTCGGCTTTGACTTAGCCCCAGAATGTTCTGAGAGATTCGGGCCGAAAAATAAATTAGTAAAGCGAATATAGGAAGGTGAACTATGGCAGATTATAGCATTAAAACTGAGGACGACAAGGGCAGACAAATCCAGCCCATTCTATCCAATACGGCAAAGGACGGTTCGGGGACTTGGTATTTCGCACTAGTGGACTCTAGTGGGCGCTTGGTTATGGGAACAAGCACGGCTGAGATTGGTAAACTGGCTGCGGGGACGGCTGAGATTGGTAAACTAGCTGCTGGAACGGCTGTTATCGGTAAAGTTGGTCACGATACTACTGGGCTAGGTGATGGCAGGGAAACAGTTGATGCTGCGGGCACAGCCCAGGCGATTGTAACCTCTTCTACACCAGCAAAATGGGTTATTGTTACTGCTGAAACTGACAACACAGACTACATTGCAGTCGGGGCGAGCACAGTAGTTGCTGCGTTGGCTACAAGAAGGGGCACAGCACTAGATTCGGGTGAGAGTGTAACAATCCTTTGTGATGACCTAGATGAAGTCTTCATTGACGCAGTGGTTACAAACGAAGGTGTGACATTCACTTACGGAACGTAAGGGGGTAAAGAAAATGACGATGCCATTTCCAGGACACGCAGCAGGAGGGGGCGGAGGAGGAGGAAACCCAACACAGGAGTTCTTTACTCCAGTTTGTGGGGTTCTCAACGGAGTTATGGGCACTTCCAATGGTTGGACTTATGCTGACTTGAATGCTTCTGGCGAGAAAGGACTTACGTCTTTTTATATTCCAGACGATTATAGTTCTCTAACTGAAGCTACTATCTGGATACACGCTATTGGCGGTGGGGCAGCAGAAAACTGGGACATCGACTCAAACTACGCCGCAGATGGGGAGGCCTACAACCAGCATACTGAATCTGATACCGGCACAACTTACAATGTAACTGGCAATACGATGTACGAAATAGATGCCTCAGGTATTCTAACTGGGATTGCAGCTGGTGACTACTGCACCGTAACTCTTACTTCAGCCACTACTGGACACGACTGCCGAGTAATTGGAGTCAGAATCAAATATCAATAAGAGGAGCAAATTATGTTAGAAGTTCGATACGATAAAGTCTCAGGTAAATTATCAGGATGGAGTAGCCGGCGTGGCAATCTCAAAAAGCATCTCAAGAAGGGGAAGTTTAGGGGAAGGAATGTTAATGAGGCGATTGCCTTGCTTGATATAGATGCTCCTACTGGTAGTATTGATTCAGTTCTTTATCGCAAGGGTGACACGACTTTAATACCTAACCCATCTTATGTTGAGCCAAAAGAAATAGAACCCTTAACTTCCGATGAGCTAAACAAAGTAAAAAAACTCATAAAACGATAGAAGAAGGAGTGAGCTATGGCTCAACAAAGTGGAGGTGGAACATTTATAGTTCGGCTTTAAGCATTATCCGACAATTCCTGTCCTCTGCAGTAGGAGACTTAATTAGTGGCACTGCGGACAGTGGAACTACGACTACAATCGTGGACACGATGCTTCGCAAGGCAAACGACTATTATCAAGACCACAACCACAGAGCCTATATCTACGCTGGGACAAACATTGGTGAGGAGAGAGAAGCTAGTGATTGGGTTCTTTCAACTAATACTTTAACCCTTGCCCCTGCCTTTGGTTCAGCAATAGACGCCACTTCAGAATACGAACTCCATTATATCTTTATAGAGGACGAATACCGCAAGGCGATAAACTTGGCTATTGAGAGTGTGGTAGGTAAATATCTCATTGATAAAATAGATGTTACCACCGTCTTGGTTGCTGACATCTATGAATACACCCTACCCGCTGATATGTATTACATCCACAGAATTATTACTGAGAAAGCTGCTAATGGTGGCGTGTTTGATGCTAGTGATGAAGTTGACCCTAGAGATTGGGAGTTAATCTCACCTCGCAAACTAAAACTTCACGAAGACCGCTACTCTATAACGGCTGGTAAAGATTTAAGGATTGAAGGGCAGGGTAAACAGGATACCGTATCATCAGATACCGACCTTATTCTCCTACCGCCAGACTGGTTAGTTGCAAAGGCGATAACTTTCTTACCACAAGCCAAGATACAAAGTAATAAATTGGACGAAGTATATCGCAGAGCCTTAATTACTTCTATTCGTGAACCAACTAACGCAGCAAATCCTTATGGGAAAAAAGTCATAGAATAAAGGAGTTATTATGGCACTAACGGATGCCCAAAAAGAAGCAACCATTGACTACGGTGAGGATAAGGCTTTAATAACGCTTGCAGGAACAACTAAAATCGGGGATGCTCTAGGGTGGAGTAGCGGATGGAAGCGTGCCCTTGCTACTACGGGAACTGCTATTCAACTCCGTTGTGTTGCTGGTGAAGATGGGGCATCAGGTCAGAAGATAAAAGCCTACTTCGGGAAGACTGTTGTTAGTGGCTCTCGCTTTACAGGAGGGACAGCTGGGGGTTCTTTGTATGTTGCCGAAGGCACTGATAACGGGCAATACACTGAAACCGCACCAAGCACTTCAGGTGATTGTAATACGGTTATCGGATACATATTATCAGCAACCGAGATAGTGGTGCTACCCAGTAGGAATACAGATTCGGTAGCGTAGATATGCAAAATGAGAACCATAGTATTAAATGCCAAAAGCTACAAAGTCACTGGGGAGATAACCCAACGAGCTATCAATCCGTTTCGAGGTAAACTGGGTGGGACAGGTAGCCTTGAGTTCAGTGATTTCGGCCAAGCTAGCATCGAGGAATATCACGACTTCCGTAATGGCATAGGGTTACAGAGTGAACTCCCGTCAGAGTCTAATAGGTTATGGTTTACAGAAGGGATAGACTTCTCTACTGCTAGAAGCGCGGTCTTGAGTTCGCTTGTCAACACGGCCGATTACGCTGATTGGGCAGCCTCAACTGCCTACTCATTGCTTAACTTCCGCATTCCGACAACTCCTGATGGTAACGTTTACGAATGCACTAATGCTGGGACTTCAGGGGGCAGTGAACCATCGTGGGATACCACAGTAGGCAATACCACCGTAGACAATACGGTTACTTGGACTTGCCGTAACTATCTAGCCCCTATCAAGATAATAGACTTTCAGGATAATACCTATGTCATTCAGAGCTCAAGGATACTCAAGTGGGATGGCACTAATTTAGATGGCGTAGACAACGGAGAGGGTATAACTTTAACACTTAGACCCAATGCGGATAATACTAATGGCTTTGAAACTACAACTGATGGCGGTGGTGTCCACTATACTGAGGTTGATGAAGCAACCGCAGATGATGATTCAACTAAAGTTTCCTTTACTGGCAATAACGGGAATAAGAGTCAACGGGACTTGTATGACATCCCTGACCCAGCAGTCACGGAAGGAACAATTACCCAAGTTAAGGTCTATATAAGATGGAAAGCGGTGGGTGCTGGAGAAGCAGGTTTTGGTGGTAAGGTCTCTATCAAAACAGGGGGCACTACTTATGAAAGTTCTGTTTCTGTCTTTGATGATAATGTCTGGCGCACTCTATCTAATACTTGGACGACTAATCCAGATACAAGCAGCGCTTGGACTTGGGCAGAGATAAGAGACTTGCTGATAGGAGGCTTTGTATCAGCAAGAGATGATTCTGGCACATATTCGGGGCATTTAAGTCAAGTATATGCTGAAATCTTATACAAACCTACAACTTACGATGCCATAGTTGTTACTGATACTACTGATGAATATCTAGTGGTTGCTTCACCTAGTCAGGCCATTTACACCCCAGATGGAACTACTTGGAGTAATTTAGTAGGTTGCCAAGGACATTTAGCCTTCTTAGATAAAAAGTTACACGGTATAGATATTGATGGAAGAACAGTGAGGAGTTCGCCTACGAACAATATAGATGGCACTTGGACTACCTTTGATTTAACAGGCAACTTCGGCACAGTTTATAGAATGTTCTCAGGCAAACTCTTAGCCGACTCAACACCAGCACTTTACTTTACTTCAAATAGAGGACTTTTCAGTATTGATATTTCTAATGAACTAGCCTACCAACAAGAGGTGAACTATCCACCAAGAACCAATGCAGGGCGTTCAGGTATGTATTGGAATGCTAACCTGTGGGTGGCAACGGGGGCTGGTATTACTAAAATCGCACCTAGCTTGGCAACATCAATCGGGACTGACCAAGATGATGGATTACCTAGTGGGTATCAAGGTGATGTCTACGATATGCTTCCCGTAGGTAATTGGTTAGTGTTTTGCGTTAATGGTGGTTCATCTGATAAAAGCTCTATATTCAAGCGGAACTCTAGCTTAGGTGGTAATTTACAGGTCTATACTGGGGCTACTAATAAACCTATCGCTTGTATGCACCACTCTCCATCAAGTTTATACACTAACGGAAGGTTATGGTTTGGTGAGGATACCTCTGTTAAGTATATGATGTTCCCCGATACAACCTCTAATGTCAAGCAGATTTCCACCTTTGAGTATGTGGATGACTCAGGGGGGAGTCCATATAGCCAACTACCAATATTTAGAAAACTGGCTGCAATCAGTAAGACGGCTTTAGGCATAGCCGCCATAACGAAGTCTTGCGATGCCAATGAGTATATAGAACTTTATTACGGATTAAACGGAGCATCACCGACAACTGCTGTGGGGACGGGTTCTTTCAAGACATCCCCTAAACCAACCACCTTACTCTTTAATAGTGGACTGGGGACAGTGTTTTATACCATACAATTCGCCATTAGGTTAATCAGGGGGTCTACAAACACTAACAGCCCGGAACTAGAGAGTCTGATGTTTTACTATCTACCCACACCAACCCGCATTAGTGGCTGGGTTTGTAACATTGAAGCTATCGGGGAATACGCCGACCAGACCTTTACTGACTTTGAGACGATTTTAGATACTAACACTTTAGTAGCATTTTATCCTTCTGGAGACACTAATAAGACTTCTTACAATGTAAAATTAACCCAGATGCCCTCTAGGGCTTGGTGGGAAGAGCAAGGGGGGCGTGAAGGTGCGTTTCAGGTCGTCCTTGAGGAGATATTTGAAGGATAGATAATGGTTAGAACTTTTGTTGAGATAGTTGAGCTTCTAATCTTTAAGGAGTTTGTCAAGTGGTTACTAGGGTCGCCTCAGATATAGAACTTATAGTGCTAAACTGGCTAGACAAACGCAAGATAAATTATCAGTTTCAGACATCACTGGCTGGAGGAAGATTTGAGTTAGGCGGGCCTGTAATTGACATACTCTTACCCGATAGAATGTTGGCGTGGCGTATATTTGGGGAGTATTTTCATCGGGGAGTAGTTAAAGAGGGGACTGACTTAATTCAGAAGGAAAACTTGGCAGCTATGGGGCTAACTGTAATTGACATATGGGGAGATGATGTCAAAGATAGATTAGAACAAACTATGAGACTTGCATTAAGAGGGGAGGAGGTATTGCGGTGAGTCCAGCCATATCGGAAGTAATTAAAAGGTTCTTTTGTATGGCTTTTTATGGATTAATAGAAAGTGAGAGAGAAAAGCTATTAGTCGCCTTAATGGCGAATTAAAGGGGAGACTGTGCCTGCCACTAGCGAGAAGATGAGACGCCTTATGTGCCTCGCCTTGAGCATAAAACTCAAGAAGACTCCTGCCAGCCGTAGTGTCGAAGCAGCGAAGGTGGCTGAGAGTATGACAATTAAGGAGTTATCTGAATTCTGTAAGAGTGTCGTCAAGAAATAGAGATGTCAAAATTCGTAATAAAAGTAGACCATGTGCCAGCTAATTATACAGAGCATAAAATCTCTGGAGAAGGGTTGGCTCAGATATACACTGATTTGGGAATTGAGATACCTTTCCCCAGGTCGGATAACTGGTATTACTACACTGACAGGGAAGGATGGGCGGTACTTGTCTCTCATCTGCTCTTCAAGTCCAGTCTTTATGTCCCAGAAAAATTCGACTGTGAAGATTATGCTCTGAGAGCCATGTTGACCTGCGCTGAGCTATTTGGCCTGAATACCTGCCGATACATCTATGGAGACTCCCCTTGGGGGAGGCATGGCTATAATAGCCTATTCTATGGTGACGGCTTTTTATTGCTAGAGCCTAACGCTGGTTTCCAGGGACAACTTGACTCCCCGATGTTCGAGTGGAAAGAGAACGGTTACATACCAATATCTGCTTTCATTTAAGGAGGAGCTATGAAAAGGAATAAATGGGTCTCACGGAAATTCCTGGTTGCAGTGGGCATGATAGCGGTCACCCTGGTTGTTGGGCTGGGCTACCAGCTCGACCCTAAGCTGGTGGCCATGCTGACCCTGGCCGAGAGTGCCCTGTGGATCGTTGTCGAGGGTGCCATTGACATGGTAAAGGGTGGAGCCGGGAGTCATGGCCGGTGGCTCTCCCGGAAGTTTATCCTGGCTGTTGCTGAGGTAGTGGTGCTTATAGTCCTTGGCTTCGGTTATGAGCTGGACAAGGAGTTTTTGGCTTCCCTGATCGGAGCTGAAGGTGCCCTCTGGGTTATCATGGAGGGAATCATCGATATGGTAAAAAAGGGGCAGACTTCATGAACGGTGTCGGTAACGGATTTTTCAAGAAGATGTGCAAAGAGGCTACCGAGGAGCTGGCCTCTGGGAAAAAGGGCTGGAAGGAAGCTGACACGAACACGCTTTTGCTGGCTTGTTTCGGTATTCTCTCCAATCATCTGACGCAGAAACTGTCCCGGCCCCTGTGGTTCTTTGCTTCGAGTATCGCTGTGGGGGTTATTTCCTACATCGTAATAAAGATGTTTGGAATCTGAGAGACCATGTGGGGGTTGTTTCCTATGGAGATTAGGCTAGAGAACATGAATGAATTTAGGCGACTTTACTAGGGGAAGGGATTGGGCATTTGGCATAATAATTTGAATAAGCCTTAGCTCAGAATATACCTAACGCAGTTTTTGCTAAGCCGACCTAGAAAGTCGGCTTTTTTGTTATCTAAAATGTCCCAATTGCTGTCCCCTATTTCGCTTTTATATGTAGAGGGATGAAAAAAGGGTAGTGTATCATTTTGAAATAAGCAAGGCTTGACATGCTTGACCGAGGTGTTATACTAGAAGTATGAGGAAGAAAAAAGAGCACGACTTTGCTGTTAACGCCTTTAGGGTAGTTCAAGAAGCTACGGGACAGATTGAACCCAAGCCCAAGCCAGCCATTGATTTTAAGGCTCTAGGGCATCGTGGGGGTTTGAAGGGTGGTAAAGGTAGGGCTGAAAGCCTCACACCTGAAAGACGGGTAGAGATAGCAAGGGCAGCTGCGTTGGCTAGATGGGGCAAAAGGAGTGACAATGAAGCATAATAGTGTGGTCGGTTTAGAAAAAGAGTTTAATTACTACTTGGAGCATCAAGCCGAGCTTGTCAAAGAATACAATGGCAAATTCATTGTAATCAAAGGTGACAATGTGCTGGGTGCTTTCGCCTCAGCTTTGGAGGCGGTTGAGATAACCAAGAAACAGCATGAATTTGGTACTTTTCTAGTCCAAAAATGCGAGCCTGGCAGCGCAAGTTATACACAGACCTTTCATTCTAGGGTTTCAGCTTAGACAGCTTAATGCAACCTCCACCAAAGGCCTTTACCACATCGTATAACGGAATATCCCGTGTTCTGCAGAATGAAGTCCACATCGCTGAAGCATTTAATCCCTCATCCATCACTGGCACAATAAGCCCCGCTAGCCGTGGTGGAATAAAATATAGCGCTATATGGGATACTGGCGCAACTAATACCATTATAACTCGAAAGGTTGTTAGCAAACTTGGTTTAAAGCAGATAGGTGTCACTCAATTAGAAACTGCTAATGATAAGAAGCACAGCCCGCATAACCGACACAGCTATCAATACAGTGGTTAAATTGCTTAAAGATGTTGGTGCTGCGTGTGCTCAGTATCAAGATATACACTTGAGGAATTTATCCTGTAAGACTATTCAGTGTGATGAGATATGGTCATTCTGCTATGCTAATCAAATTATACGGCGCAGAGCCATCTGGTGAAGCACGATACAGTCCAGCTAAATGCACAGGGACAAACTCACGGGTCGTTACGGGATACCCTGATGTCTCAAGGATTTCAACCAGTTTTGCAGAACGCCAAAACCTCACTGTGAGAATGGGTATGAGGCGATTTACTAGGCTGACTAATGCCTTTTCAACTGGCATACCCAGGGCGGACTCAGTATCAACATTGCCAAGCCTTTCCGTTACAACCTCTTTTTTAGCTTCAATATGATTAAGGTTGCCAAATTCTTTAGTATGGCAATCTTGGCAATCTAAATCGTCTGGCAATTCCCAGACCCCGCCACCCCGCTTCCCTTTTTCGCCGTTGAAATTCCTGCCAGTTAACCAACGGCGCTTTATGCTTATCACCCCCGCCGGACGGTATAACAGAATAGGACAGCGTCAGCAGTTTGAAAGCGGTTGAGTAGTAGCTGTCAGCCATTCTCATAGCTCACCCCCTTCCCTCACCAGGGTGAGCTTACGCTTTAGACGACACTGGGGGCACCGTTTCGGTTCGCTTAGACCTTTCGACCAAAAGAAAAATTGCTCACCAGCAGAAAATACGAAAGTAGCACCGCAGTCTAAGCACTTGAGTTTTCTGTCCTTAAAATCCCTTCTCTCCATCAGTCTGGCCTCCATTCTTTTTGAGTTCTTAGCTGGGGGTTTTATCACCGTTGCCCGCTTCAGATAATAGCCTTTGAAGTGCTACCTTCGGAATAATCAGCCTTCTGTCTGATATACGGATAACAGGCAAGCGCCCCTCTCTGGCAAGCTGATAGGCCGTTGCCCGGCTTATACCGAGAAGCTCGCCCGCCTCTTCGACTGTGTATGTTAGCCGTTCACTCTCTTTTGTAGCCATTCTTACAACCTCCCACTTGACACACTGTTTATTATATGATAACATTAGATAAACGGTATAAATTGTTACCAATTATGAGCACTAAGAAAGCAAGGGTAGAGAGATTTAAAACCGAATCGCATTCCCAGTCCATCACGGCTAATTTGGCTTCCTCTAGCACGGCTTCCTTAAAGGACTGAAGTGCTATCGGATTCCTAGTAGCTGCTAAAGCTACAGTCCTTGCCTCTCGGCTATCTGGATATTGTAAAACTAGAATTGGATTATTCATCTCCTAACCTCCATAATAAACTTGATTCTCTTTATCTTTTCTAAGGCGTAATCCAAGTCGCCTTTACTGAAAGGGGCATGAATAGAGGCTGAGAAAAGCACCTCCTCCAGCATCTTCCATTCGAGTTCTGTCAACTCAACTTGCGATTGCAGTGCTGTCGTAAAATCAGCCCAAGTATTATAAACTTTCGCCATAATTATTTACTCTACTTACCCAACCCCACCCTGTCGCCTTATCAAACGCCCTACGGCGATTGTGGTGCGTCTGACACTACACTGGGGCGAGTCCCCGACCTTCCTTTATTGACTTTAACAAGTCTCTTTCTTTACCCAAGCTAACAGTATCCCCGTTCTTGGCAATACCCCACCCATAACCACCCGTAAAAAAGACATTCTCTTTCCAGTAGTTTCTTGGAGTGTTCTTAATCTCATATTCCTTTTCCAGAACGGCTTGGCAGTCTCCACAGTAGCGTGAGTCTCTATTACTCATCTCATCCTTGCCCACTAGACACACTTGGCAAAAGTATGGATACTCCAAATCTTGCTTAATATCAAATTTAATCAACATCATTTCCTCTCTCAGATAAAGTTCTATTGTAATATCTTCACAATTTCATCAAACATACTTGGTCTCCAAACATATACTTGAACTCCTAAGCTATGACCAGCAACTACTTTCAAGTCCTCTATCCATTTTTCCTGCTCACCACTTAGCTTACCCTTCTCAGATTTAATTTCAAAAAACAGACACATACCATTTCGCACTGCCACATAATCTACGAAACCCTGATGACCTGATAAAGCCGTTCTCCACCCCCGCCCTGTTCTAGCTGGTCTAAAATGACACCACCGCCACCCAAAGACATTCAGCAAATCCTCAATTTGCCTTGAGAAATCCTTTTCTGATACCTTCAGTTCAGGTTGGCTCATATCTCTACCAGACCGTGTCTTAGGTTGTGGCAAACTCCACATTCCAGCAGGCAATTTCTCCTACAAGTAGCTCCTCCTCTTGACAACGGTATAATATGGCTCAACGAAATACCTCGGAAGTCCCGGTGTTTATCATTGCAGGTCATACACCTCTCCCCATTTTGTAGTATAAGAAGTCTCTTGAGGTCTTTGCGTCTCTTCAACTCTTCTTTTTGCTTATCACTCACAGGTTTAATGCTACTCTTCTTCATTCCCCATCTCCTTACTGGTTGGTGCTAACTTTTCAATCTTAACTTTTACTGGTATTGGCATCTTCCAACCATGAGGTTCATCTTGCAGGTCCAGACGCTCAGCAATATAACCATACTTCTGTTTGATAAATTCCCTACACTCACGGCGTCTTCTAAATAAAACAGGCTTCAAATCCTCAAAGATGATATGTTCCCTTTTACCATCTAGCCTGTTGTTACTTCTCCATAAAGCCCCCCATAAACTCATCTCCTACCCTCCTATTATTTTATTCCCCACTCTTCAAGTCGAGCCTGCCACACTTCTTTTGACGGATAACCGTTCACTTCAAAGATGTTCTCCACTATCCACTTGCCTGGAGGCTTTTTAGTAACCAACATAGCAGGTGCCACCTCACCCTTTCGTGCCACCGCTTGCAGTAAAGCCTCTCATGCCATCGTCCATCTCCCCTCTCTGGTTCATTGATAGATATTCTCTTTATCATTCATCCCAATAGATAATAGGGGTTACTCCTCTGTTAATTAACTCCCTTTATGTATCTTCGTTAGCACTCTTATTAGTCCCTTATTATTATAATAATAAGGGAAACTACTAATAAGACAACTAATTAGCACTAATATAACTGCTAATCTACGCCTAATAGTTACCATAATATCACTCATTAGTGCTAATCAAACCCCACTCGTTTGGTCCGACATTTACAATGAGTTTTCTACCCTTCATTTTTGACAGTAGGGGTCTTACACTTTTCTCTTCCCATTCCAAGCTATCTGCTAATTCGATGACAGTCTTTGAACCTCTTTTAAGTTCTGCTAATATTACTTGTTGCCCCGTCAACTTTCCCTTAAACTCTTGAGCACTTAATTCCTGTCGTTCTATTTTGGTCCCAACCCCATTGAAACTTAACTTAAATCCCATTGGCTTTTGTAATCTAGTGAGGTTGCTGAACCTGTGGAACAAAGCTATGCTCATTGTATCTTCATTAATTTCTTGGGATTTACAAAGTTCAAAGATGCTTCGGGCATAGTAAGTATAAAGAGCATTACCATATATACTCTTTTTCTTTTCATCTTGGTTTTTGCTTGTCTGTGCTATGATTAGGCTAGTTACTTGGAGGTTGTCCAGCGCTGCAAAGAAGCGGTTGGCGTTCTCGGTATCCTTGCTCAAGTCACCGCCGGCTGCTCTCGCCAAGCTATCAACAATAATAACTTCAGCCTTTAAGTCCACAATCATATTCCTTATACCCTCAATATCATCGGCTAAAGGGTAATTACACCGCCTATGATAAAGCGGGAAGGCAGGTAAGCCCATACCTTCCTGAACTTTCTTGGCGTTCCACTGAGCTATGTAGCCTGGGACCTCCCAATCCAATATGATGGTTTTTATACTCCTAGAAGGTGCTTTAAGACCTAACGGATTATCATACCAGGGTAGCATTAGAATAACATAGAATAATAGAGACAGGGTGCTTTTTGCCACGCCCTTGTCTCCGAACATCACAGTCGGTATATCCTTCATCAAAACAGGGTCAATTAAATATTCGAGGGGGGGGATGTCTTCGCTTGTCCAGAGTTCCTTAATTGGTTCGCCTTCTCGCTGGAGTTTGACGGTGGCAGCACATATCTCATCAATCATCTTTGGCCAGTCAAACTCTTCAACAGTAGGATTAGCTTTTAATCTCTTGGCAATGGTAGTTCTGGCTGATTGAGATGTTAGGTTTATCCTTATACCACTGAGTATTGGTATGTCTTTGTCGTGGTGTGTTATCTCAATCTCACCATCTATAACACCCCTCTTATGCTCGTATATCTTGGTGATTTGTGCTGTCAAGACCCACTCATCACCAGCATACCACATATACTTGTAACCACTTAGTAATTTTGTTACTATGGGTTCGTTTGACATTTAATCCCTTACTTTGATTCTTGTTGATATATCTGTTGGGGTAAATTTAATCGGAGTTGCCCTGGTTTTTTGGCGTTTCCCCTTATGGTGTTACAAGATTTATGAGCTAAACGCAGATTCCAATAATCATCAGAAGACAAGCATTCCCCATTCCCTGATATTGATTGAGGTATAATATGGTCGAGAACTGCCTTCTTGTAAGATAATTCCCTAGAACAAATATGACATATCCCTCTGTCTAACAGATAGACAAAGGATTTCAATTTCTTGTAACGCTTCCGTGTCAAATTAAGAGCCATTTTATCTACTTCTCTTTCGCTCTATCTCAGACTTAGGAATGAAAGTTCGACCACCTATTCTGATTGGAATTAACTTTCCATCCTTAATCCATCGGTAAAGAGTAGCATATCCAATTTTGAGTAGGCGAGCAGCCTCGTTAGTATCGTATACTTCTGCTGTATCAACTATCAGCTTAGTCATAATACAAGATTGTATCATACTTCAGTCTAATTTGTCAAGTCCTACTTATAGCCTTTCCTTCCCATATACCCTGCTGCGTATCCTAAAAGATAGCTGATAACCAGCCCTATAAAGACTAGGATTTAGTAATACCATTCCATCAAATTAACTTCCCCTGAGTTACTTTCTCTAGATGCCGTCCAGCACTTCTCAGGAAATCTCGCCTCCGAGTAGCGTCCTCTATTAACCTACTGCGTAATGTCTGAGCATATACTTCGGCTTCCTGTTTGTCTGTAACGATAAAGTAACCGAAAGGACTTTCGGTGGTTGAAGCGATAGGGTAGCCCTCAGCAATCAAAGCCCGGATAGCTAATCTCACCTGCCTATCATTCTTGCAACCTAACCTGTGAGCTATCTCACTGCCTCTGATGGCCTTGTCCCTGCCGTGTTGGAGTATGCTTATTACCTTATCTCTCATTCTAACCCTCCTTAATCACCCTAAATGTTTAGTTGCCTACCTATAGCTTCTATGACATTGGTGGTGACTGCATTACCCAAGCATTTATATCGCTGTGTATCTGATATTCCTTGAGTCCAATTATCAGGAAAGCCTTGTAACCTTTCACATTCTATTGGTGTTAGTCGCCTTATTCTATTTTCAATCTGCACCCCCATAGCATCAACAGAATTCAGGCAAGACGAAATCTCAGGGGTCAGGTTATTACGACCATACATTGGATTGTCTTTATTGACTGCATTTACACTTCTTATCATTGTTCTCTGCTGGTTATCTAGCCATCCTTTGTGATAATTGCTGTCAATGGCGTGGCTGACTTGTTCATCTGTTTCTGGATATACTTTGTCTGCTTCTCCGATAGGAAATACTTTTGGTCGGGGTTGTCCTCTAGAATGTCCGATAATGAACACCCTTTCTCTGTTTTGCGGGACACCGTAATCCTTGCTGTTAAGCACTTGCCATTGGCAGTCATACCCCAGTTCATCCAGCGTTCTGATAATGGTTTGGAAGGTAGCTCCGTCATCGTGGGAGAGGAGTCCTTTGACATTCTCAAGGAGTAGATAGCCAGGTCTTTTAGTCCGTATGACTCGGCATATCTCAAAGAAGAGTGTGCCTCTAGTATCTTCAAATCCTTTTCGCTTCCCAGCAATAGAGAAACTTTGGCAAGGAAATCCCGCACACAAGAGGTCGTGTTCTGGTATGATAGAAGTGTTAACTGTCCTGATGTCTTGTTCGCAGACTTCTTCATAGTGTTTTCGGTAGACTTGGCAGGCGTATTTGTCAATGTCGTTTGCCCAGACACATCGGTAATAATCTTTGTCACCTTGCCGTGCATCTCCCTCACTGTTGGTGCTATTCCTGATGGGTCGTGAACATTCTGAGCTTCGTGACCCTGCCCCAAGTTGCCCACTACCTTTATTCGCTTTTTCGAGTCCATATCTAAATCCCCCTATACCTGCAAACATTTCTATAAATTTCATTTAATCACCCTAACTTAATGTCACTGGCTACTTCATTTCCCCAAAAAGGTTTTATAAAAGAACCTGTGAAATCCAATAGTCAAGCGTATATGACGCAATGCCTTGTTCTCAATTTGCCGTATGCGTTCTCTTGTAACATGAAATTCCTTGCTTGTTTCTTCCAAAGTTCGGGGTTTATCATTCTCTTTTAATCCAAATCTTAATTCAATTATTTCCTGCTCTCGTGGTCTAAGCCCATTCAGCCAATTCTTTGTGATTTCTTCAATACATTCTCTACCAAAGACCGCAGCCATCAATTTAAGACAACCAATAACCTCCATACCCTTCTCCTTTCAGCTAATATTATCTGATACTTCTTCATCCCTTAATCACCCTATTGTTTTCTTCCAGTTAGCCTTGAGCATATTACTTTCGCAGTGGATGTATCCGTTCTTTTTGTGTCGCAGAGCCTCTTCAATCATTAAGGTTTGCATTGCGTCATTTGATTTGGGAATTTCCCAAGTGGGTTCAGGTAATCCTTGCCTGTTACTGGATTATGTATTTTCTTGTCCATTGATTACCTCCAATTGTGGGGTTACACGCATACTTCCTATGCACCTACCCTCCCAAGAGTTCCAGTGTTCTCTGTCATGGGCAAGCCCTATTTCAGCTTGGCTTAACAGCACCTTCACCTGTACCGTCCTACTATGGTCGGCTCATCTCCTCACCCCAGCAAGCCTATTTATCCTTTATGAGTTCTAGTTGTATCATCTATGTTTTAGAATTCAATCTGGTTTTTAATTAACTTGCCTTCAAGGTATTTAATCCGTTTTACAAAAGTAGTGATTTGATTGTGTTGCATCTCTTGAGCAAGTTGTAGAGTTTCAGGGTATCGGTTGTCGTCTTTAGCGTAGCCTTCTTTATGATGGACTATCTCCCACGAATGAAGGCTACGCCCTAATGCCTTCGCTACTACTAAGCGATGTTCAAGAACATAACCTTCTTTAGTTGCCATCGGATAAAAGAAATTATCAGGATATAAACGAACTTGCACATATCCGTGTTCGTTTTTCTTCCTCCCACCCTTTCATCTAGGATGCTTATTACCTATGTTTGGTTGCCTGAAATGCTTGAGAGCACAAGAGCGACATCGTTGGCTTGTAGGCTGTTCTCTTGTCGCTTTAATCCATCGCTCCTTCCTGCAATCGAGGCAAGCGTTCCAAATATATTTGGAAGTTCCCTTATGCCCCACTTCCCTAGCTTTTCTTAATTCACCTAGTTGTGGCATTATCGTTGCCTCTCTTTATCCCAGTAAGGTGATTTGCACTTGGGGCAAATCCTTATTTCAAGTTGTTTGGGATACCAAGAGTGACCACATCTTTTGCAATTGAGCTTTGTTAATGCTATCTTCATATCTCCCCCTTACCTTATAGTATAACCTAGCGGTAAGAGTCTGTCAAGCCTTTAGTTCTCTTTTACTCTTATTAACTCTTTCAAAATCATAGTCCAAGCCCCTTGCAAGTCTTCTATCTCATTTGAAGATTTCACACCGATAAAGTCTAAAACCTGTTGTCTTTGAATACCTCTCTTATTACATTCTGTCAGTAGCTCTCCTACATTCTTGAACTCTCCTATTGGTTCTTCCTTTGAAGGGGTCTCTTGCTCATCTGAGGACTTCTGGATAGGCTTCGCCTTAGTTGTCGAAGTGGACTTTTCTGGTTCTGTCGGTAAGTCCTCCATATCTTGAGTGAATACCTGGGAAAGTCTGCCAGCAGATAAAGCAGCATCAACTAGGGCTCTCTTCTTAGCCATCTTCAATATAGTGTTGACTTGAGAATAAATGTCATCGTTTTCAACCCGCCCCGCTGATTGGCTCTCGATTTCCTCAGCTCCGTCTTCCCACTTCGCCCCGCATCCCCCAGTTTTCTTGAAGCATATCCAGCCCCCGCCATATTGTTCTTTCCCTTTTATGATAGCTTCGGCACCACACTGAGGGCATTTCCGCTTTGACTCTCGCCATCGGTATTTGCCCTCCATACTGTTACATTCCCCTAATCCTTCACTGATAGTCGTGCCGTGAGCTACGCTGTTGAGTGAGCATTTAATCAGGTATCTAAAGAATGGTTTGTTCCAATCCTCTTGCCGGTCTACGATTTCATACTGGTCTGCCAATCCTAGCAACTTGGCAATCTTCTCGGCACCTGGTTTCAATAGGGTTGGTTTATTGGTCCCCGGGATAACCCCATAATCCTGTCCCTCCACCATATTGCTGTGTACTACCTTTTGAAAGCGGTTTACAGCCGTCATATCCCTTATAAAAGTTGACTCATCTGGTAAAGTAAGTGATGTGCTTTCTTCCATTATTCTGCCTCCTTAATCTTTAATCTCTCTGCTATTCTTTTAATGTCCTCATATAAACAGCGGTCTAACCGACACCACCGTCTCATTCCGTTCTGACTACTTCTGTGCTTCCCTCTTTTCATAACTTACGACTCCGCTTGACTCTCTCAAAGTAAGCCGTTAGGCAATCCCGATGGACTCGGCTTGGAAACTTAATACTCCCCAACCCAGAACCACCGATGGTGATTGCATAATATTGACTACCCTTCTCGATAAGTTCTTGGCACTCACTGCACCGGTGATACTTTCGTGCTCTGGTGAGTTCAGCTATCCGTCCTTCTTCTCTAATGCGTAAAGACAATTCAGCCATTGTCTACTCCTTTAATTCTTATTCATCCCGTATTCAAGCCAGTACCACCACGGCGGCCGGTAATTTCTCATCATAAGTTGAATAACCCTACCCTTTATCTGTGCTAGTAAAATATCACCTTCCTTCATTTCAGTAGCTCCTTATTCTCCCAAATACTGCCGATGACTTCCACCTTGTCAGTTTCGTAATAACCAAGCTCTTGCCCCATTTCTGCGAACCAACAGCCCAGCCTCATAAATACTTGCCTGTTTCTTGACCCAATCTTAACTATATCCCCTTCGTAAATCTCCTTGCCATTCTTATCAAGAAGCCCCGTAAACTGCATAACTTGATACTTCTCCATATCAATATCGTTAGCTATGTGGTCGGGAATATACATCTTCTTTGCCTTGTCGTTCCATACTCGGAACTTTAAATTCCTCATCTTATCGTAAACTCCTTTTTGCATGATGTCCTCCTGAAGTTGGTCTGCCTTGTGGGTGTTCTATCAGCTCACCATTGTAATTATGGGGCCTGGAACAGTGCATACACCGCAAGCAATCATTATCATCTAGTAGTTGACTCCCACAGTTCTTACAGGTATCGGGTTTCAGGTCTGGTCGGAAATGTAGAAGCTGTGCTCTCTGCTCGTTACTAAGATAATCCCAAGCGATTGTCATTTCTTCTCCTTCATTCCGTTCAATATTTCAGGGAACGCTTTAATATACATTTGTATACAGTGCCAGTTTGGACTCCGTTTATTATTCCTATGACGGGATACGACAGTTTTGCTCAGCCCGGTCTGGCGGGCAATTTCAGTAGTTGACAGTCGTAGATTATCCAGTGCCTCAACGATATTATCCATATTATACCTCCTTATGATGAGTAAATGAGCTAGGCTTGTTTAGGCTTTGCAATGGGCAAACTATTGGCTAATCTGTAATCACGGACAGCTTTACCCTTCGTGCCACATTCTGGGCAAGGAAAATCAGCAAGGCGATACCCCCGCTTATTTCTCCAGTCATATACATGGTTGTTTTCACATATTGCCCTTGACATTATCTCTACTCCTTCGTTTCACTTCGTGCTACGCCTTTCGCTTCGGTTCATCCTTCGGCTTACGGCTTATTTAATTAACTATCTGCTAGTATATTCTCTGCTATCTCGTTCCAGTCCACTTCTGATAAGGCGGCGTTTAGTAAGTCGGTATACATTGAGGCTGTATTAAGTAGGGGGTTGGTGTCCTCAATAAATTCCTTTATGGTATCCGCCAGTGTAAATCTAGCCGTCTCTTCTTCTGTCCAATATTCGCCTTTAGGTGTTTGCCTTGCCAACTCTGCCCATTCCCGCTGTAGCTCGCAAGTTCCCTCCCCATTGTCTAGTCATAACTTTACTGCCCAAGTCTCGTAATTCTTCCAGCCATTGTATGCCTTGGTCTCTGTGGTCATCTCCTTAATACCTCCTTTATTTAATACCCTTATAAACTAACAACCTGCTCTTAACTCTGCTTGGTACTGTGCTTCGTCATCATCGTCTCGATACCTGCGACCATCTTCTATTGATAACCGCCTTTGGGCTTCCCTTTCAATCTCTCTGATTTCGCTGTAATCTTGGTCCTCTCCGTAATTATCGTGATACATTTCACACTCCTTTTTGTATTGATACCCTAATAATATACCTTTCGGTAACAAATGTCAATACCTTATGGTACTATTTTTAATCAATCAGTATAAATAGCTATGCTATGTAGACTACCTCTATTTTATCCCCCTTAAAATGCTATAATAAAGGTATATTAACTATTAAAATAATAGGTGTATGATGTCAGGTGTTAAAGGCCGATCCGGTAGAAAAGGCTCCAAAGCTAAACAAGTCTCCAAAGCTCTTAATCAAATTGATATGGCCATGCCTAGCCTCATCTGGAAGCTCATCGAACGGGCACAGAACGGGGATAGAGAGGCCCTTATCTATTTAATAGACCGTAGACTAGGCAAGCCAACACAAGCTATAGATGTAGAGGGGGGAGAGAAGCTAGGCACGGGGTTAGTCGTGGAGCTATTCAAGCTATTAGCGGAGAAGAAGAGGGAATTAGATACAAAGGTATTAAGTATAGAGGGGGGTAAAGATGGAGAGCAAACAGAGGGAGCAAGCGAGGGTGCGGAAGCAGAGACAGCGTGACAGGGAGCGGGACATTGGGGGCAGCGTGACAGGGAAAAGCGTCACGCTGAAAGGTGGAGTAAAGGAGATAATGGTAGATGCAGAGAAGGCGGGCAAGTTGGTGATGATATGCCAGGCATTAGATAGGGAAGTAACCGGGTTAGATGGGAAGAGGGCTAGCTTACTAGGGATGGTAAGCTATGGGGTGTTTGGGCCCACGATGGAGACGGTAAAGAGGCAGTTGGCGTAACGATAATAGTACGTCCATAGTGATTACACTATGATATAATTAAAGGTAGAGAGGTTGTAATCACTATGAGAGGTAGGAATAGCACCTGTATAACAATAAGATTAGAGGACAGTGTAGTGAAATCACTACGAGAGAAGGCATTACAGAAAGGATACCAGGCGCCAGGTGAATACATCAAAGCTCAGATATTAAAAAGCCTTAACAACCATAGTCAAAGCACTACGAGCCTCTGAGGACACAATGAACACACAGCCTTTCTCTTTGCACCACCACCACCACCATCCACGAACAACAACACACAATCAATACACCCATCCAAACATTATCGCACGAAGAGTGATAAGACGGAAGCCACCCCACAGAATGCGTGATATAGAAAACCGAATTATACTTGACATCCCATAAAGTTAGTGATACACATAAAGTATGAGGACAAAAGAAGAGCGACTTCAGTATGGTAGGGATTACAAGGTAGCACACAAAGAAGAAATCCGAAGAGCTAGTCGTGAATATGCTCAAAAGCGAAGATTAGAACTTGGAAAAGAAGAGGTTTCACTTAAAAACCGATATTGGGCAGACCTACGAAAGAGGCGTGTTTTAACTCACTATGGCAAGGGCAAATTAGCTTGTGTAGGATGCGGTTTTGATGACATTAGGGCTTTATCTATAGACCACATAGACGGCGGAGGTAATCAAGATAGAAAAAGGAAAGCGAAGGGTGGGGCTAATTTTTATTGTTGGTTATCAAAGAAAAAATATCCAAAAGGTTATCAAACATTATGTATGAATTGCCAGTGGGTAAAAAGGTTTGAGAACAAAGAACATCAACAACCAATGTCAAGTAAGCAGGAATGAGATGAAGGAGGGCTGGTGACAGAGACGAAGTGGTATCTGATAGCGTCAGTTGTTTTCCTGCTGTGGCTTATAGCGGTGATATGGTTAAGTTAATAGCGATAGCGTGCGACATAAGTATAGCGGTTTGTGTACTGATAGCGTTATTGATAGCGAAGGAGGGTATAATAGTAGTAGACTTCAATAGATATGGGGAGCACTGGGCAGAGATAGTGTTAGTAAGTGGGGTAATAATAGTTAATATATGGTATCTGATAAAAGGGATAAAGGGGGAATGGAGATGAAAGGTGGAAGAATGTCTCCAGTAAGTGCATAAGCTATCAAGGTGGCGGAGATGGTGAACTGTGCCGTTCTAGTGCGGTTTTAAGTGCGGTTTTAAGTGTGCTTCATAGCCACCCTGGTCTTGATAGTAAAGCTGGTGTAGCTCAATTGGTAGAGCAGTTGCCTTGTAAGCATCAGGTTGAGGGTTCGATTCCTTCCATCAGCTCCAACCTTGAGGAGATATGGAAACAATAAGGTTTGAACCACATCATTTCAGGAATGAGGACGGGAAAATGTACCCGCATCCGGGCTATGAGATAAAGAAGTGCGATAATAGATGTGACAATCTGGTTATCGTATCCAGAAGCACGCTGAAAGCGAGATGCGGAAGTAAAGATTGCGGGAAGGAGAAAGAAATTGCCTGAAGAGTTTCTGAAGTGTCAAAGAGAGGGTGGAGAGATTAGGACCAAGAAGCTCTCAGACGGTCGGTATATAAAAATCTAAAGATGGGAACAAATGATGGAAAAGGTAAAGGAAGAAGAGTTAAAGAAGTTCACGCTGATAAACGCAGACATATTCGAGTTCCTAAAATTCGTGAAAATTCAGGAGCCTGGGGATTTAGCGTTAGGATATGAGTTGTGGGAACATTTGGTAGACTTCTATCAGCAATTAGGGAGGTATTCGCTGGTAGATATGATAAAGAGTAAAAAGATAGGGATTTCGTGGGCATTGGCGATATATGCGTTGTGGAAGATATACACGATACCTGGGTGGAGTGTATTGGAGTTTTCAAAGGGGCAGGTAGAGTCGCAGGAATTACTGGCGAAGTCGAAGATAGTATATATGAATTTACCTGAATGGATGCGGGTGTATACCTTGGAGCCGAACTCAACGGAGAAGTTTGGATTTAAGGAGATGGGGTCGAAGATAACCGCCTACCCGTCAACGGAGACGGCTGGTGTAGGAGAGACGGGGGGGACAGTGATACACGATGAGTCGGACTTCCACGATTTCTATGAAGTTAACTTGAGTCATACGAGAGCAACGGTGGCGGATACACCTGATGGGCAGTTGGTGTCGGTGTCAACGGTAGATATAACCAAACCTGACAGTTACTTCAAAAGGCATTTTAAGTCTGCGGAAGGGTCGGGGTATCCTGAATCTGGAAGAAATGGGTTTAAGGCACTCTTTTATGGTGTTTTCTCTAGGCCAGGTCGAGGTGAGGCTTTTTATGAGCAGATGATTAAGGAGAATGAAGCTACACCGTGGGTAGTGGGGGCGAATTACCCACGGACAATAAAGGAAGCCTTGAGTCCACTGGCGGCGACATCTTGCTTTAACAAGGAAAAACTCACAAATCTGTGGGATAATGCTGAGGAAAATCTTGAGACTAGACAAGGGTTTATATATATTCTACAGCCGAAGATGGTTGGAGTGCAGTATGCGGCTGGCGTAGATGTTGGGGAGGGGGTGGGGCTGGACTATTCGGTATTGAGCATTGTTGGTAAAAGAGGGCTGAGTGCTGAGGTTGTTGCTGTTATCTATACAAATACTGTTGGCACGGACTCGTTTGCTTTTGAATGCGATAGGTTGTGTCGGGAATATATGAACCCTCTATTGTGTGTGGATAATATAGGCATTGGGAGAGCCGTGATAGATAAACTTCAAGAATTGGGGTATCCCAATTTGTTTTATCAAGATACTAAAAAGCAAAAGGCGGGCTGGTCTTTGACTCGACCTAATAAGAGGGAATTAGTGGTGAAGTTGGTGGAGTCTATCAATAATGGGAGTCTGATAACTCGGTTCAAACCTCAAGTTCAGGAGTTGATGGAGTATCAATGGGTAAATGGGTATCCCGAACCTACCGGCAAAACACACGGTGATATGGTTATATCTCTAATGCTGGCTAATATACTGCTACCGAAGATTGGCGTTAAAGCAGAAGCATCTATGTATGTGGACGGTCAGCGAATATGGTAGTGTATAATTATAGATAAGGAGATTGATATGATGGACGCTAAGGCAATTTCAAAGCAGGTTGATGTTAAGTTTACGGCTAATAACGAACTCCACAGTCGGATGGATGAGGACTTTTTACTATGGCAGATGAAAAAGAGTGATTACGATACTGCACTTGACGCAAGGACTAAGAAGCACGCTACGGATATAGAAATTATCTCCAATGACCTCAGAACAAACTGTGATGATGTGCAGTCTATTTTATCTTCAGCAGAGAGGCAGATTGTAGTTAGAATGGCGGAAGCGGAAGGTGAGGATAAAAGAGAGGATATTGCTAAATTAGAGAGGTTATTTGCCTTCGCCTTTGAAAAAGCAGACGAGAGATTGATACGACTTCTATTACCACCTCTCAGAGAATCCCTTATATGGTGTTCATTAGTCAGGGGTTGGACATCTGGTAGATTTCTGGTCTGGAAGGATAACGGCGATGTTGTCTTTGACTTTATGGCACTTGACCCCCGATGGCTGACCTATGAGGTGGGGGCTGATGGTCTATTATGGACTGGGTATAAGACATTTAGGTCAAGGGAGGCCTTGAAGGATGAATATGTTATCGATGGTAAACCGTATGAGGCAGAGAAGAAGCAGAATAACCCCGTTATTGATTACTGGAAGTATGAAGGGAAGAAGAGTATAACTAACTCCGTGATTTGCGGGGAAGATTTTCTGAAACCTACCGAAGAATATAAGCTGAAATCTATACCCATTCTCATTATGCCGATAACTACCAGACCGCCAGTGTCAGGGGCGTCTGGTGAGAGTGAGATTGCAGGTTACGGCGAAAGTTTATTCGCCTCGACTAGAGATATTAACGGGATGCACAACAGATTTGCCTCAATGGTGGCGTCTCATGCTAATCGTCTGGCTAGGCAGGCGATGATAAACTATAAAACAAAGGATGGTGTGGAATTAAAAACCACCACTAATGTTCCCGATGCCATCATAAATCTTAGTATGGGTGATAATAAACTTGAGCCATCACCAATGAGAGAGATATCGCTCACAGTGGTTAATATGATGGAGTGGCTGAATAGTCGGGCTAGAAAGGGTATGTTGCCCGACATCCCCATCGGTAGACCCCCTCCTTCGGGGACTCTTTATAATTTAGTGCAAGAGCAGGGGAATAAGATATTTAATCCGCAACTGAGAAATCTTAACTATTTCTATGCCGATATATGCCGTCTTATTGAGGAGCAGTTATTGGGTGATAAGATTAAAGTTAAAATTAAAGGCGAGGATAGACAGAAGTATTTTGAAACGCAGGTAACACCAGTTGACTTAAAGAAACCACATATCATTAAAGTCGAGTTTACCGCTAGAACTCCGTGGAGTCAGCTTGATACCTACCAAGTAGCTGATATGGCAAAGAGAGTCGGCTTGCCTGACGGCTTTATACAGGAACATATCCTAAAATTACCCGACCCAAAGGGATTGGGCGACCAGTCGGCAATCGAGATATTCGAGCATAGTCCCAAAGGTGCTATGCTGAGAGCAATTAAGGCTCTTATGAAGGCGGAAAGATGGGACGAGGCAGAGCAGATAATGTCTGACCTCTTTAATATGGAAATGGAAGAGCAAGGTGGAGATGGAGCGGGTGGGACTGTCCCGCAGGAAGCCGAAGTGCCTCCACCACCAGTGAGTGTATGAGAGATAAACCATTAAACCCAAGAGACTACTCAGAAGCAAAGGCTCTGCGCCAGACTGAGCCATACTCATTTCAACGAAGCCGTAATGCTATTCACAGTTCATATCCTAGACCTGCTCAGCCTAATACGAATCAGCCTAATCAGAAATTCTTACAGGGTTGGGGAATGAGCACGAAATCATATTGGTTAAAAGTTTCTGAAGATTATTCGAAAAGAAGGGGGAGCTAAATAATGCCAAGAGCAGAGTTAATTGAAGGGAGAACACAACCTGAACCACCAGAGCCTCCTCCAGCACCGCCATCAGCAGCACCACAAGAACTGACAGAAGAAGAGGCTGATTTTATGGATAAGGCGGCAACTATAGCTGCTGGTTGGGTTAATACGGGCTCATTGAATGAAGAACAATCCAATGTGTGGATTTCACTTGTAGAGGAAAGCACTAAGAAGTTTGGTATTCAGCCTAATATACAAATTCCATTCTATCAAAGAGTTTATAATCCAGCAACGGATGAGTATGAAACTAGCCTCGCTTACAAGTCGCACAAAAACCCCTTTTTCGAGCAGATAGTAGGAGCGCCTCGAAGGGAAGCGCAAGAACTATTAAAATTGGAAGCAGGGAGGTTAAGTCGAGAGGAGCAAGCAGCAAGGGGAGACTTCCCTGGCGAGACGAGGGGACAAAGAGGGGCAAGGTTAGAAGCGGAATCGTGGACTCAGTTTAGAGAAATGTTCGATACGCCACTTCCCTCTTCTATTAAAGGAATACCATCAGAAAGTGTAAATCAAATTCTAGGCAGTGGTCTGCCCTATGGTGAGAAGTTACAGGCGGTGATAAGGGCACACAGTGAACTTACGGGAGAGACCTTAACCTCAAGTAATTATTACAAGCTGTTAAATACAGTTCAGGCGAGTTTATCACCTGAAGAGTTGAAGGCACTGGCTAGAAGTGATGAAGGTGCAGTTGCCGCTAGAAGAGCAAGGGGGGTTCGCACTCAAGCATCACCCTTTCGCTTTGAAACAGCTTTTGAGGATATAAGAGCTACTTTAACTGGTTCAAGACCGTGGAGACGGTGGTTTGAAAGCAGATATTCTTCACTGGTCAGGCAGTATAGAGGAGCGCCGGCAGAACAGACTGAGGTGGGGTGGACTGCGTTTCTGAAAAAGAGAAAGCCTGAACTAAAAGAGGAGTTCTTTGGTTTATCCCCGTTCCAGAGGGGGGAGAGACCGTCAGCGTTTGC